CTATTTAGTTTTCGTTTTAATGATGGTATGTTCTATTCAGAAGATGGTCATTCATATTCTGGAACTGGTAGTACAAAACACCCATCTGGTATAAAATGGAAATTATATACATTCGGTGTTATACATGGTAAATTAAACGGAGATGGAAGTAAAATGGTATTTCCACAATTTCCCTCGGGTCCACTTATAAGTACGTTAAATCCATCTGGTGCACCCCAATTAGGTAAAGCTGGACAATTGCTTGTGTTTAGTGATAAACGTCGTAAATCCAAAATACAAGCCATGTCTACAACCCTCGATACACTATCTAGGTTGTTACCAAAAATATATGACAAACAAGGAAAACGTGAATCTGGATTCATAGCACAAGAGATGTATTACGATGTAAAAGAAATGAGACATATCGTATGGACGGATAGAGATGCCACCCCAAATGATGATGCACCCGAACCCGATTACTCCGATTGGGGTAAACGCCACGCATGTCTAAGATATTTACATTTCATCGCATATGTTGTGAGGTCTATACAAGAACTACGAGAGCGCATAGAACGACTCAAAAAATAATAGAACATAATCATAGAATGCCCTGTTGTTCACAGGGCCGCTCGTATAGGAAATTATACGATGTTGTGGGTTATCCGCCTGAAACACTTCAAACTGTGACAGAAAGAGGTAACACGTCTACACAGAGTGTAGAATTTCAAGGAAATGTAGAAACACATGGTTTTTTTATTGGTGACGGTTCTCAACTCACAAATATACCACCACAATCATCGATAACACTTGAGACGACTGTGGACAACGGTAACACGGCGACCCGTGGTGCATATTTCGATGGCGATGTCGAAGCAACCGGATTTTTAATAGGTGATGGTTCACAACTTCAAAATTTACCAGCTGCTCCTAATATCACGTTACAAACGGTGGTTGCAAATGGTAACAGTGCAACACAAGGTGCATATTTCACCGGAGACCTAGAAGCATCTGGGTACTTGATAGGTGATGGTTCACTAATACAAAATTTACCTACACCTACACTCGATAACGTTCTATTGAATGACAACGTGGCTACACAGGGTGCATATTTCACTGGTGACGTTGAAGCTTCTGGGTACTTGATAGGTGATGGTTCTCAATTACAAAATTTACCCATACCCACACTCCAAGAGGTGACAACCCAGGGTTCAACTACTAACGATAAGATCACGTTTTCAAATCCGATAACATCCCTTGAAGCGAGTGGAAATGTCGTCGTCAATGGAAATGTGACAGCACTCGAATTCTTTGGTGATGGTTCGGAACTGACGTCAATCGTACCACAGTCCCAATTGGACGATAATTCATCGCGCATAAACACACTCAATCAAAAGGTGATCATCACGAACACGAATGGAATCACCACAAATTTTACAAAAGGTGACATACTCTATGCATCTTCTACCGGCACATTATCCAAACTTGCCATAAGTTCGACACAAGGTGAAGTGCTGTCCGTGAATGCATCGGGTGTACCGGAGTGGAGCCCTTCACCATCGGTAACATCACTTGACAGTCGAATATCATCCCTTGAAGGTAACATTATGGTAACGTCTACGACAGGTATCACCGGATTTACTACAGGTGACATACTATATGCATCTGCGACAAACACACTGACACGATTACCAAAAGGAGCTACCGGACAATTTTTAGCCATAAACAGTTCTGGTGTACCTGAATGGGTAAATGGACCCGGTGCATCTACACAGTTCATAACTGAATCCTATACTGGTTACACCCGCGGTAGAATAGGATTTCACAACACAAATCCACAACACATGATATCGTTCGGTACAAGTCATTACAGTGAACTTGGTGATGACTTTGCTGCAAATTTGGTTATAACTGGAAACGTGTTCGCTGAATTTTACTACGGGGATGGTTCGGGTCTCACAAACATTACTGTGTCCCAGACATCCGATGCGCGAGCCAAGTCTAATTCTTCCATCATAGTCAATTCTCTAGAAACTCTCTCTAAACTCAAGCCAGTCATGTATGACAAAGACGGTTTAGAAGAATCTGGTTTCATAGCACAAGACATATATTATGATGCCCCAGAACTGAGACACCTCGTGGAACTTGGTAAAGATGCAAATCCAAATGAAACAAAGAACGAACCCAACTACGAAGACTGGGGTGAAGAACACGCGAAACTCGATTACGTGGGTCTCATTGCATACACAGTCGCGGCTATAAACGAACTCCGTGAAATGGTCGAGGATCTCGAAAACGCTTAATTTAATCTGTTTTTACCAGTCACATGATATGCGAATGGTAAAAATAGTTCATTTACTTCTTTATGGCATCCATCGCGGCGAGTGCAACCACACCCGCGATAAAGAATAAAACAACGTAATTCGTTTCGGTATCTTCTGTGCGACTTCCCACTCTGGTCGGACGAACCCCTACCGATGGGGTATGCGTCCGAGGAAGCCGAGGTAGTGGCTCTTCCTCAAGGGGGCAGTACCCTATCATTTATACTATGTCTACAAATTTATTTCGACGGACTTCTTCTTACGTCCACGTTTACTCTTTGCGGCGGACACCTTAACCTCTTTTACATCGGAATCATCTTCATCGTCGGCTGGACCTTCAACTATATCCGAAATCGCATCATCGTCATCATCGTCAAATGATGGGATAGGTTCTGGTGCTGTGGTAGACATGGGTGGCACGGGTGGCATCATAATGTTACCCATCAAGCTTGAGATATCGACACCGGGTCCCTTCATTTCGTAACGCTCACCACCCGATGATTCATTGGTTGAAGACTCCATTGCACTCCTGGGTGTCGTATTCTTCACGGCGTCTACCATGTTCTGAACAAGACCTGGATTTTGCTTCAAAATATCATTCATGTTGGGCATGACAGACTTGAACATGCTATTCGTCAAGTGGAACATCATCGCCGAACCACCAAGCATCATGATGAGTTTGACTTCTGGGGCAACGTGCATCTTCGTCCTGTATTTGACGTACAACTCTTCAAACACTTCATCGTAGTCGTCAACATTTTCCATCACATTTTCAGACCACCCTTCGAGTTGAATCTCGAATGGATTGTACTTTTTATTCAGGAATTCAAGACCTGTGACACATGCAATCAGCATACGACGAGAGAACTTAATAGACCGATCGACATCAATACTATATGTGATTCGCTTCACTTCTGTACGCAAATCATCGACATTCGAGTACACATTGAGCCTCTTATTCACGGTAAAACCCTTCTTTTCTAGGCGACCAAGCTTATTCACGAGATCCGCCTTTTCCTCATCGATCGATTTATACCCAGGCGATGGTCGCTCTTCTTCCTGCATCGCATAATCACCCTGCATGTACTGTGGCTGCTCATCATCTTCTTCCTCGTACTCACCATAATCTACTGGATCTTCTTGGTGTTGTGGTGGCGCCGATTGCTTTGTTGGGTTCGCGAACGCATCGATGTCCTCTTGCATCGTTGATGGTGGTGGCGCAGATGACTGTGGTGGTCTATACACCGCTGGTTTTGGAATACGACGCGCAGAGCGTGGACGGGGCATTTCTATTTCAATCTCATCCATGAGCGCCTGTTCATTGTCATCAAGTTTCATGACAGTACCAACACTTCGATTGAGAGTTATTTCTCCGTCCATTACTCTGTACTTTTAAAGTAATTCAAATTCTTTAACGCACTTTATAAAAAATATTGCATACATAATAAATGATGAAACTCAATGCTACGAATCGAAACACTCTCAAGGCTATCACCTTGGTGTGTGCCCTTCTCTCTGCGTTGATGGTTTTGTTCCCACGCAAACGAAGTGGTTACCAGCCCAGACCAATCAACCTTGCAGTTGCCCCCGAAGGCTCTATCAAATCCATTTTTGACTTGGAACACAAGATCGAGTGTGTACCAGGTTCAGAACAGTCGTCCTACTACACGAAGTCGTTGACTCCAGGTGGTATCTGTGGCGACCAAGAATTCGTCAAGAAGAGCGCTGATGCAAAGATTATAGGTGGAATCGGCGGATCTTTAATATAATGTATTAGTAATGACTACTGTGAATACGGTTCGACAAGTTTTACCAGATTTTGAATACGAGTACCACACCATCACGGTTGATACTATAGGTCAAGCTAGTAAAAATACTTTTACGGTGCACTTGACACAGCCAATCGAAAACATTGTTCAGGCTCGTCTTTTGGCGGCTCGTATCGATGCAGCTGGCTCAAACGTGTGCCACATTTCAGTTGACGAATTGAACACAAATTATTCCCAAAGAACTTCAAATGTGTACGGCGGTCAAGCAAATATGACTACACTTAACAGGGGATTTGGTGCGGTGATACAAGATGGTTCCAATCCGATCGTGTTTAAGGATGAATATGACGTGGCTACACAATATATCACTCCAGTCAGAAAGGTTGATAGATTGAGTTTTACACTCAGAGATGAAAACGGTGTTACCACGACGGATGGCGCCGATAACTTTTTTATTTTCAAATTTGTTTGCAAGAATAAGAATTTGCCCTTCATTGAATCGGGGCGTTAGGTACGTGTATTTTTTACCTTTATGTATTATAAATGTCGGCGGGAGTCGTGCAATTGATAGCCATAGGTGCTCAAGATGAACACATCATGGGTGAACCAGAGATATCATTCTTCACGTCGACATTCAAACGGCATTCAAATTTTTCACAGTCCGTAGAGAAACAACTCATGCAGGGTAATGTGAAAAATAACGCTATGACATCCGTAAAATTCGACAAAACTGGTGATATGCTTGGATACCTGTATATCACAGTAGATGATAACAATCAATCTATAGATATAACAGACTGGACTCAAGTGATAGATAAAATTGAACTATACATAGGGGGACATCTCATCGATTCTCAAGATTCGGTGTTTACGGAGAAAATCGCTATAGATACATTTGCGCAGAATGTGTCTAAGAGCTCAAACGGTCCACACCCAGGTATAAGTTCTAAATCATACTTTTATCCACTTCGATTTTTCTTTTGTGAAGGTCCTCAGTGCGCACTTCCACTCGTGGCATTGCATTATCATAACGTAGAAATACGAATTCACTGGGGGAACGCCGTCGGAAACTATAATTATGATTTGTATGCGAATTATTACTATCTCGACAATGAAGAGCGCGGAAATATAGTTTCTCGTAATCACGAAATGCTCATCACACAAGTGCAAAAAAACATACCATCGGGTGAATTGGATCAAGAACTCATATTTAGTCATCCAGTTAAATATATCGCATCTTCAGATACATCATCTAATGGCGCACTTACATCCATATCAAACCGAGTTAAATTAAACATAAATGGACTTGATATAGGAAATTTTAAGTGGGCGAAACCACATTACATAGACGTCATGGCGTATTATCACACGAATTATGTGACTTCTCCGGATTTTTTTATGTATTGTTTCTGTCTATTAACAAGTTCTTTACAACCCACAGGTACGCTAAACTTTAGTCGTCTCGATAATGTAAAAATTATAAGTGAGACTTTACCAATAACACACCCTATATATGCGGTTAACTATAACATTTTGAGAGTTGAAAATGGCATGGCTGGTTTACTATACGCGAATTAAAATACAATAGTATATTAAATGGTTAAGAATTCCGGTGTGAATCAGCCTACTGATATGGTGCGCCTCGGGCGATACGTTGATTCAGAGCAGCCCAGAAACTCCATTGTGTTTAATGCCTCAGAAAACAAAATTCGTGATATCAAACACAGCGGATTATACATAAGTCCAATACGTAATGCGAGTGCATCGAACTTACTTGCGTATGATTCGATCACGAAGGAAGTCGTCGATATAGGAGGCACAAAACTAAAACTTGACGAACTACAAGTAAAAAATTTAGACGTGTTAAATCTCACGACACTCAACGAAGAACACGTATATACACCTGTATTAGAAATAGGTGAAGGGTGTAAACCCACTGAAAATGTGGGTGTAGACATACACGGTATACAGCTCATGCACACGAAGAGTGATGGGTGTTTATCCATTAATGCGAACACAAAAATAGACGGATCCATCGAAGCGACGCAATTCGTGGGCGACGGAGGTCTCTTATCTAATGTACAATATGATCTGAATGTAGACATAGGCGAAGTCGTGGAAAATCTACAAATACTCGGCGAACTCAAGGCCGATGGTGGACTTTTATCAAATATCACCGTGTCACAGATAGAAGATTTTGATGGATATTCACCGTGTTTCACGAGTATTAATATAACAAAAGACATAAACGCGGGTAGATCCGTCTACGTAAACAATCGAATTCACGTAAAGGGGAACATAAATTCGGATGCGAAGATTAATGCCATTTCGTTTCATGGAGATGGCACCACACTCAATGGGGTCGCCAAAATAACCGATATTGATGCAACAAATGTACGAGTATCAAAATTAGAATCAAATATACCACGTTTTGAACCAATTGAAAAAGAGATCCCATTCCTACAAAAACAAATTGACCAACTTCGCGTGGAATTACCACGAATTGATACACTTGAAAAAAATACATCAGCGCACGAAAATGTCTTATCTGTTTTAGACCCAAGGATATCCAAACTCGAAACGAATATACCTAGAATAACCACGTGCGAAAAAAGGATAAATAGCATAGAAGCGAGTATACATAATCTACCCGAAATAGAGCGTTTAAGTAAAGATGTGTCTGTTATTCAAACATCGATACCAATCATTCATGATACAAAAAAGATAGTTCCGCGTGTTCACGAAAATACATCTAGAATAATAGATTTGGAAAAGACAATCTTGCGATTTAATGAACTAGCACCAATAAAACAACAACTTTTACAATTTAAACACGTATACAAAGAATTACACCGCATTGAACCACTTGAATTGCTAATTAGTAAAACTAAATCAATACTCGAACAAACTGTGGAAGACATTAAAGATCTTCCGGGTATGCGTGAGAGAATTGCAGCCATCGAAAACGCACCTCTCGAAGGTGATGGTTCTCTCATATCAAACATTTCTTTCACACACGTGTTATCGTGTTCGAATGAGACAAATCTACCACTAAAAATACATAACGATGTCACGGCTTCGCGAATCATCACGTGTAGTGCACCGAAATTAACATCTAGAATTGGAGAAGCGGATGGAATATGTTTAAGTAATTTAGCTGAAATTAATGGTTATGTAAAGGCAAATAATGGCACTACATCGGGTAACCCGGGTGGTATAGCATTTAAGACTCGGGATACGAGCGGTGATATGAAGGTTAACATGACATTGGATGCAAATGGTAAATTGGCAGTTGGAACACACAAAGGACATCCATCAGCTGTGTTAACACTTCAATCAACAACGGGTGGTTTACTTTTACCTCGCATGTCTCGCAGTGAAATCGAAAACATAAAACAACCAACACCCGGTCTAATCGTATACGACAACGAAAACGACACACTCCATGTATACAAGAAGTCGGGTTGGACAGAAATAAAATGAGAACTAATATAAATGGTGAAAAACCTTAACACTATCGAAAAATCCGAAAGGATCAGGATAGGTAAGCATGTTCCTGATGAACAAGCTGTGAACACCATAATAATTAATGCGTCTTCGAACGTGATACATGCCCCAGAAGCTGGGTTATATGTCTCTCCTATCAGACTAAATAATTCGCTATATTCAAATGTAATTTGTTACGATGTAACCACAAAAGAAGTCGTAGACAGTGGAATCGGTTTAAATTTACAGGGGGTGACAGAAACTGGCAATTCAACCACGGAAACTTTGCAATTTATGAATACCACGACTAGTTTCATCACTGCATCTAATGTGGGTATAGCCAATACAAATCCACAACACGAATTATCTGTTGGTGGTGACACATACATAGCGGGTAACCTCACAGTCGTCGGTCAGACAACTTCGATTTCGACAGAAAATCTACGTGTAAAAGATGCGATCATCGAGTTGGGTGAAAATAACACAGATGATGATTTTGTTTTTGATTTGGGTCTCATCATGACACGCCCCGGTTCAAATGTTACAGCGTCGTATATTGAATCAAGCAATGAATATATCATCGGTTACACACAAAATTCGGCGTCGGATACATTCATCACACCAGATACATCGAACCTCATTCAGATGCGCGTGTATGGTGATGTCACAGCAAATAGCTTCATAGGGGATGGTTCTCTTTTGTCAAATGTCGTACAAGACACCGATTTATCTGCGAACCTAGATGTCATCCGAAGTGAAATGGTAGCAAACACGATACAATTACGCGAGGATCTCCAATCAAATGCGAGTATTTTACGTGATGAAATGACCGCGAACACGATACAGTTACGTGAGGATCTCCAATCAAATGCGAATATTTTGCGCGATGAAATGACCGCGAATACGATACAATTACGCGAAGACCTCCAGTCAAATGCGAGTATTTTACGCGATGAAATGACCGCGAACACGATACAATTACGCGAAGACCTCCAATCAAATGCGAGTATTTTGCGAGACGAGATGGCTGCAAACACCGTGACTATTCGAGGTGAAATGGCGTCGAATACACTTCAACTTCGAACGGATCTTCAATCAAACGCAACTATTTTACGCAATGAAATGGCTGCAAACACTGTGACTATTCGAGGTGAAATGACCGCGAATACACTTCAACTTCGAACGGATCTTCAATCAAATGCAACTATTTTACGAAGTGAGATGGCGGCAAATGTCATCACAATTCGAGGTGAAATGACGGCGAATACACTTCAACTTCGAACGGATCTTCAATCAAATGCAACTATTTTACGAAGTGAGATGGCTGCAAACACTATAAGTATACGCGAAGAGATGCAATCAAATTTAGCACTCAAAGCAAACATAGAAAGTCCTGTGTTTACTGGAATCATCACCGGTGATGGTGGTGGTATATCCAATATATCACTTCAACACGTTACGGAATACGGAGATTCAACGGATAGAACCATCACCATGTCTAACGCACTTTCGATGGTGACGAGTGGTAACGTTGGTATAAACACACCCACACCTCAACGAATGCTTCATGTCGCGGGTGATATCCTCGCGGACGACGATATCATAGGTGTTGATTTCTACGGGGATGATGCGACGTTTACCGGTGGTCTCACAGTTTCCAAGGACACACTCATTTACGGAAACCTGGAAGTTCGCGGAAACACGACGTATCTTTCTACACAAAATCTAGTCGTAGAGGATCCTATACTCGCACTCGGTGCAAATAACACGAGTTCATCTTTAGATACCGGTCTCATTGTTTTAGTATATCAAGGTGATTCGAATGTTGCATTCGGATATCGCGGGGGTGAAAATGAATTTATAATAGGTCATACATTGAGTTCACCCGATGATTCAGAATTGATACCCGATACATCGAATTCAATTAATGTACACGTGTACGGTGACGTCACAGCAGATTCATTCATTGGTGATGGTGGACTTTTGTCTAACATAGCGAGTAATCTACATCAAATAGCTTTGAACGGAAACATTACTTCCGAAACCATTATTTTAGATGGGGATGTAATCGGACTCAATGTGACTAATAATGTATTGGTCGGTGGAAACGTGGCTGCATCAAGTTTTATCGGTGATGGTGGACTTTTGTCTAACATCGCAAGTAATTTACACCAAATAGCTTTGAATGGAAACATTACTTCTGAAACCATTATTTTAGACGGGGATGTAACTGGTGTCAATGTGACTAATAACGTATTGGTCGGTGGGAATGTCACTGCATCCAGTTTTATCGGTGATGGTGGTCTTTTGTCTAACATCGCGAGTAATTTACACCAAATAGCTTTGAATGGAAACATTACTTCCGAAACGATTATTTTAGACGGGGATGTAACTGGTCTCAGTGTCACTAATAACGTATTGGTCGGTGGGAACGTGACCGCGGCTTCATTTCAAGGGGATGGTGGTCTTTTGTCTAACATCGCCGCTACATTACAAGAAGTGTCCGATAATGGAAACACGACGACAAACACACTCCAATTTACAAACTCTACGACGGCTTTCGTAACCGATTTAACGTCGAACGTGGGTGTTAAGCTCGACCAACTCGCCAATGTGGTAGTCGCGAGCCCACAAGCTGACCACCTTCTCGTGTATGACGGTTCAAACTGGGTCAACGATTTCAATTTACACAATTTCATTAAGGTACATAATAATACCGGAGATACACTCCATAAAGGTAACGCCGTCTACATCGTAGATTCATTTAATAATAATGTCGCGAACGTGGCACTCGCAAAATCTGATTCGAGTTCAACCATGCCTGCCATTGGTCTCATCCACGAAGACGTAGCTCCCGGAGAAGAAGGTGTCGCGGTGGCGTACGGTAAGGTCAATGGCATTAATACACTTGGGTATACGGAAGGTCAAACGGTGTATGTGAGTAACACGAGTGCGGGTAATATCATGAACTCGAAAC